TACGACATCATCTCCCGGAACAATTTCTCCAATTAACCCACCATTAAATCTCATAAGAAATAGAACAGTAGTTTTTGATCTTTCAGATTCTTCTCTTTCTTTTACTAATAATACCGCCAGTTATCCTGCTTTTAAACTTAAATTCTATCGCGATGGGCAATTTATTGATGAGTTTGATACAACACAATCTTCACAAATATTTGATGTATCAGGAATTGGTACGGTTGGAATTACTTCAACTGCAAATATTACATTAACTATTAATGATAGCACTCCGAGTAATTTATTCTATAAATTAGTTCCTATTAACACGAATATAAATTCTGAGACTAAAAAGAATATTTTAATTGATACTGAGGTATTAGGATTTAACAAAATCACCATAACTGAAAGTGTTTATAATGGAAAATATACTATTGTAGGAATTTCTTCTACATCATTTAAGTATAATATCTTGGAAGAGCCAGAATCTTCTTCATATACTCAAGGTATAGAATATTATACAGATAGTTCCACCTCAGCAAAAGGTGCAATTCATCAAGTCAAAGTATTGAGTGGGGGAAGAGGTTATTCCACATTGCCTTCAATTACTTCGGTTGAATCTGATTCGGGAGTAAGTGCAATTCTTGAACCAAAAACCAATTCTATTGGAAAAATTACATCAACAGAAATACAAGATATTGGATTTAATTATTCTGCTGATTATAGCGTTAGACCTACTGTTAAGTTTCCAAGTATATTAATTTTAGAGTCTCTTTCATCTTTTGATTACATTGGAATTACTTCTATTGGAAAAAATTATAATTCTGCACCATTACTTGTAGTTGTTGATGGATTGACTAACAAAGTTATTGAAGATGTAGAATTATCTTACAGTTTGGGAGATTCTGAAGTTACTATAAGGAAGAATAATACTTCACTCAATAATGTGACTCCTAAGATTATTCCAACAAATAATTCAAATGGAATAAAAATCAGCAACATTGTTTTCAATAATTCAACCAAAGATGTAACTGTAACTTTAGGCGCAAGTTTCAGTGACCCTGAAGATTATCCTTTTGAAGTTGGAAGTAAAGTATTAATTGAAGGTGTAAGTGTAGGAATCGCTACCACTGGAAAAGGATATAATTCTTCAAATTATGATTATGCTTTATTCACTCTTACTGCAGTTGACCCAAACATTGGAGGGGCAGTTGGAGTTGTTACATATAACATCTCTTCTTATTTGGATAATGGAGAAATTCCTGGATTATTTAACAATAACTTATCGGCAGGTAAAATAATTCCAGAATCTCATTTTCCAATTTTTAATCCAATTCTTAAGAAAAATATTTTTTATAATGGAGAAAAAATATATTCTTCATCTGCAGTTGGAAGTGTTGAATTGTGGGATGAAAATAATCAGTATCTCAAAGTTTCTACAATTGATGATTTTACTGTTGATGATACAATAAGAGGGGAAACTTCAAATTCTGTTGGTATTATTAAAGATATATTAAATTCTGAAACTGAATATGTGATTAATTCTTATTCAAATGTAAGAAAAGGGTGGAATAGTGAGACTGGATTTTTAAATAATGATTTTCAAAGAATACATGATAGTTATTATTATCAATATTTTTCATATGCTCTTAAATCACAAAAGGATTTGAATACTTGGGATAATCCGGTAAGTACATTAAATCATACTGCAGGATTTAAAAAGTTTAGTAATTTGATTATAGAATCAGAACCATCCAATATTGGAATTTTGACAGATCAAAATCAAGGAGATTTTTCTGGTACTGCAGATTTGTCTAGATTTATTGGTTTAAATTGTGTGTATGATTTTGATCTTGCTCGTGAAAATAATCTTTTTATCGATAACAATATCAAATCTAATGAAATTTTATTTGATAGCAGAATACTTCAAGATTATATTGAATCTTTTGGTAATAGAGTTTTAATGATTGATGATATTTCAAATCAATTTAATAGCAACCCCAGGGCAACAGAATTTAGCACCGTAGATTCTTTTATATTGACTGAATCTAGATCTAAAAAATATTTTGCTCTAATACAAGATAGAAGATTTACAACTGAAAAACAATTAAGTTTAATAGTTCTTCTTCATGACAATAATGTAGGATTCATAAATCAATATGGTTTAAATGTTGCAGAATCTAGAGATTTAGGATTTTTTGATTTTAATGTTTCTGGAGTAACAGGAAATTTACTTTTTTATCCAGTAAAAACAAAATTTAATAATTATAGTTTACAACTCTTTTCTTTCTCTCTCAATGACAGTTTATCTGGAATTGGTACAACCGATTTGGGTGATTCTGTTCATATTAACACTGATAGTACGACAATTCCGGAGGGAACAGGAATCTCAACCACAATTGTTGGTATTGCATCAACTTATAGGTCATCAAAAGTTTTAGTTCAAATTGGAGCAACAGATTCTTCATATTATGAGATTGATGAGATTACTATTATTAATGACGGGAATAATATTCATCTATTAGATTATGGTCAAATAACAACCGATAGTTTAATACCACAATCATCTTCTGGAATTGGAACATATGATGCATATTTGTCTGGTTCTGAAATTAAAATTGACTTGATACCTTATACAACAACTTCGGTTGATTATGTCGTAAATATTCCAATATTGATTATAATAGTTCTTATTATATCATTAGTGTTGAAGATAAAACCAACTCAAGATACCAAGTTTCTGAAGTTTTAGTTGTAACAAATTTCACTGAAGAAGAAAAAGAATGTTATATTACAGAATTTGGAATTTTGCAGACAGGATCTTCTTTAGGAATAACTACCGCAGGAATTTCTAGTTCAAATACTGAGATTTATTTCACTCCAATTGAAAATATTGATATTGATATCAAGGTTTTTGCCACTAACATTGGATTAAGTGATAATATTGATCAAGTATCCTTAATAAATGGGTCTATTGAATATGATTATGGAATATACACCGGCACAAATGTTGATATCAAAAAAGAATTTAATTTAAATCACCAAAATATACCAATTTTTAAAAGATCTTTTGATGCCAGTAATCCAACTGTAGTAGATATTAATGCTGATACTATTAAAATTCCAAATAATTTTTATGTTACTGGTGAAGAAATATCATACTCATATCCCGAAGTTGGATCAGCACAACCGATTGGTATTGCAACCACAACAATTCCGGGTATAGGGTCTACTGATAAACTTCCTACAACTTTGTATGTTGTTAAATTAAATGATTTGGATATAAGAGTTTCTGCATCTGCTTCCGATGCCCTCAAAACTATTCCAAATGTTTTAGATTTAACTTCTGTTGGTATAGGAAGTTCTCATCTATTTACTTCTAAAAATCAAAATAAAAAAGTAATTATTGGAATTGATAATGTTATCCAATCACCAATAGTATCAACCGCAATCACAACATTATTAACTCAAAATCTCACATCTCTTAACTCTGAAGTATATGTCTCTGGAATTACGTCAATTTACGGTGGAGATTTAATCAAAATTGATAATGAGATTATGAAAGTAACTTCTGTTGGAGTTGGAAGTACAAATTCTCTTTCCGTAATTAGACCTTGGATGGGAACCGGAGTATCAACACATTCATTGTCGAGTTTAGTATCTAAAGTTTATGGAAATTATAATATTGTTGAAAATAAAATCTATTTCTCAGAGGCACCTTATGGAGAAGTACCTTTTACAAATCCATCAAATAGGGCAGATGAACAGGATTATATTGGTATTAGCACGGGATCATCATTTAGTGGAAGAGTATTTTTAAGATCTGGAATTGTTGATGGTAGTAATGAATCATATTCAAATAATTATATTTTTGATGATATATCTACCAATTTTAATGGGATTGATAAAACTTTCTCACTAAAATCAAATGGATCTAATGTAAGCGGAATATCTACAGATAATGCAATAGTGTTGATTAATGAGATATTCCAAGGACCTAACTTTGTAGATTATGACTTGAGTGAGTCCTCAGGAATAACTTCCATAACATTTACTGGATCAGCAACTTCTACAAGTTATGATGTAAACACTGCAAGTATTCCTAGAGGTGGAGTTATTCTTTCTGTTGGTTCTACACAAGGATTTGGATATCAACCATTAGTATCTGCAGGAGGAACTGCAGTAGTATCGATTGCTGGAACTATTCAATCAATTAGTATTGGAAATAGTGGATCTGGTTATAGATCTGGAATACAAACATTTGTGAGTGTTGGAGTTATAACTTCAACTGGATCTCCAAATATAAAATTAATTGGTACTGCTTCTGTTAGTGGTGGAAGTGTTGTAAGTGTCGCTATTACAAATCCTGGGACCGGATATACTTCATCAAATCCACCTATTGTTGTTTTTGATGATCCTTTATCTTATTCTAATATTCCACTCATTTACAGTTCTCAATCTTCTTCTGGTGTTGGTACTGGAGCAGTTGTTGATATTGTTGTTGGTCAGGGGTCAAGCATAATTACATTTGAGTTGAAGAATCTGGGTTATGGATATAAACCAAATGAAATCTTAACAGTATCTATTGGCGGAACTATAGGTATTCCTACAAACACCTCTTTAAGTTTCTCAGAATTCCAAATTTCTGTTAATAATATCTATTCTGATAAATTTACAGCATGGACAGTGGGTTCTCTTCAGGTCATTGATCCTTTTGATTCTCTCTTTGACGGAAGTAGAAGATCATTCCCAATTCGTATTGGAGGAAATCAAACTACAATCAGATCTAAAAAGGGATCAAATATTGATGTCCAAGCAACTTTACTAATTTTTATTAATGATATCCTACAAGTTCCGGGTAAAGGTTACATATTTACTGGTGGAAGTACTGTAAGATTTACAGAGTCGCCAAAAGAAGGTGATAAATCCAAAATATTATTCTATCGAGGAACTGAAAATGTTGATACACTAGATGTGGATATCTTAGAAACTATTAAAGTTGGTGATAAAGTAACTTTAAGTGATGATGATATAAGACTGACAGAGAACGCTAGATTGGTCACTCAAATTATTTCTTCAGATATACTTGAGACTAACTTATATCCCGGTCCAGGTATTACCGAAGATGAGGACTTATCAAGACCTTTAACATGGTGTAGACAAACAGAAGACCTATTCATAAATGGTCAGGTAGTTGGTAAGGATAGAGTAATTTATGAACCTTATATTCAACCAACTACGAATATTATCCAAAATATTGGAATAGTATCTACAGCAATTTTTGTAGAAAGTGTTAAAGCATTCTTTGATAGCGAAAAAGAATATACTCATGATGGAACCATTGAAAAACCACAAAATAAAATTCTTATTATTTCCCAAGATTCTATAGTTTCTTCATCTGCTACTGCTGTAGTATCCGCTTCAGGAACCATTTCCTCTATTGTTATTTCTGATGGTGGAGTTGGATACACTACTACTCCGACAGTATCAATCGCAGGACCAATTGGATTTGGAACAACTGCAGCACAGAATACTACTAGAGCACTTGCAACAATCTCTGGAGGCGTTGTAACTGGAATTGCAATAACTTCTGCTGGACTTGGATACACATCATCACAACCACCTGCCGTGTTAATTGAATCACCATCTATAAAATATGAAATTATTGATAAAGTTTCTTATCAAGGAGACTTTGGAGTGATTACTGGTATTAAAACTACTTCTGTTGGAGTAGCGTCAACTGGAATTGTATTTGACTTCTTTATTCCAAAAGATTCAATTATAAGGGACTCTAGTATTGTGAAAGTTGGAATTGCTACTACAGGAATCAGTGGAATTCAAACTGGATATTATTTTGTTGTTCGCAATTCAAATGTTGGAAAGGGTCTTACCTCATTAAACACTGGAGGTGGTGTTGTTGGAGTTGGAACAACTTTCATCGATAACATCTATCAAGTTGCTGCTGTTTCAATTGCACAAACTGCAGTTGCTGGTGTGGGACTTACAAATGTTGCTAAGGTAACCGTAAGTGTTTCTGGTTATAATAACTTAACAGGACTTGGTTTTAGTGATTTTTATGGTGAATACAGTTGGGGAAGAATTTTAACACCAGTTCGCACAAATCCTGAGGTGTTTGTTACTTATGCAAACAATGGAGGAATTTCAACTTCACCCATAATTCAAAGATACAATAGATTAAAGTATATTGGTTACTCAACCACATAAATAGATAAAAAACTGCAAAATGTCTGCAATTATAACTGATCAATTAAGAATATTGAACGCAAAGAATTTTGTTGCTACTGCAACATCTTCTTCAAATTCTTATTATTCTTTTGTTGGTTTAACTAATGCAACTGACTATTCATCGACCTGGGAAAGTAATCCACCAGCACCAAAAGATAGTTTTGAGCAAGAAAACGACTATTGGGATACAATGGTTGCTTTGAAAAAAATTAAAGAAAGTGACGTAAACCAAGTTGTTCGTAAGGTAACCTGGTCTTCAGGAACAACTTACGATATGTATCGTCATGATATTAGTAGAACCAATACCTCAAAACCATCAGGATCAACTAGTTTATATTCAGCAAACTATTATGTAGTTAATAGTGATTACCGAGTATATATTTGTCTTCAAAATGGTACTGATCCTGAAAATACAACTGGAAGACCGTCATTAGATGAACCCACATTTACAGATTTAGAACCAAAGGCAGCTGGAGACAGTGGAGATGGTTATATTTGGAAATATCTTTATACAATTAAACCAAGTGAAGTTATAAAATTTGATACTATTAATTTTATACCAGTACCAAAAAATTGGGAAACAAATTCAGAATCTGCAGCAATAAGAACAAATGCTGCTGCTTCCAGCAATCAACTTAAAATTATTACAATTACAAATCGTGGAGTTGGTTTAGGAACTGCTAATAGAACATATACAAATGTTCCAATCAAAGGTGATGGTGAAGGAGCAAAAGCAACTATTGTAATTAATAATGACTCTAAGGTAGAGTCTGTTACAGTTTCTATTGGAGGTTCTGGATATACTTATGGAACTGTTGATTTAGTTGGAGGTAATGTCCCAACAGGTACTGTAACTCCAACTTTTGATGTAATTATTCCACCAAAAGGAGGTCACGGAGCAGACATTTATAGAGAACTTGGTGCTTATAATGTTTTAATTTTCTCTAGAATTGAAAATGATTTAGAAAATCCAGATTTCATCACAGGAAACAAAATTGCAAGAGTGGGAGTTGTAGAAAATCCACAAGCATATAATTCCACTTCATTGTTAGATATTGAAAAAGCAAGTGCAGTATATGCTTTAAAACTAGCAGGAACTGGATATGATACTGCTACATTTACACCAAATTCAAGATTTACACAAACCATAAGCATTGGTACAACTGCTGTAGGTAGAGTAGTCTCTTATGATCAAAATACCGGTGTATTAAAGTACTGGCAAGATAAAAGTCTTGTTGGGTTTAATACTAATGGTTCTCAAAACACATCTCCAACTTATGGACTTCACTTAAATAGATTTACAAGTTCTGTTGGTACTGGCGGAACTACTTTTATTGTAGGAACAAATCTTTATATTGACGAAACTTTTACAGGTGTTTCTACAGCACTAAATAATAGAACATACAATCTTGGACAATCTTTTATTAATGGAGTGGCCAACCCAGAAGTTAAAAAATATTCTGGAAATGTAATTTATGTAGACAATAGACCTTCCATTACTAGGTCATCTAACCAAAAAGAAGATATCAAAGTTATTTTGCAATTCTAAAGAATTATGTCACAGGAAACCAACCTTAATGTCTCTCCATATTTTGATGATTTTGATGTAAATAAAGATTATTATAAAGTCTTATTTAAACCCGGGTATCCTATTCAAGCAAGAGAATTAACAACCTTACAGTCAATTCTCCAAAATCAAGTTGAACAGTATGGAAAACATATTTTTAAGGAAGGGTCTGTTGTAATTCCTGG